TGCCCGCCGCCACCACCGCCTTTGCCGCCGCCGCTGCCACCACCAGAGCCGTAGATCACAGGTAGATCGCTCATGTCTGCACCGTCTCAATGCCTGCGCTGATGACAACACTGCCGGTTAGCACTTCGCCATAGCAGATCGGTACAGGCACACCAGCGCGGCTGGTCTGCTGGATGCCGCTGAAGCTGTAGGACTTGCGTGGATCTTGATTGCTGTCGATGCCTGTCGACAACGTTGGCACTGGTGTTAGTAGCTGCGCGACGCCGCCGATGACGAGCGAGGCGCCGATGCCAACAAAAGCGGTACCGACCGTTCCAATTCCGGCTAAACCGCCTAATGTTACGCCGGCAGATGCAATCGCACCAATACCAAAGGTCAACGCAATCAACGCCACCCCAGCAATGATCCGCCCTGTGGCACCGGCACCTGCCATCACAGGCACAATCTTGATCTCTTGCTGACCGACCGGATGCGCTAATTCTTCTTCGCTGAGGTCATACGTGCCAACGCTGATGCGGTAGTGACCCTGCGCTAGCTCGGGCTCAAGATGCGGGAAGTTAGCCAGCAGGAAGCGCACAGCTTCGGCGGCGCTGCTGATTTCAGCCTCAAAGACACGCTGTTTGAGGAACTTAGCGATGCGACCGTAAACCCGAACCTTGCTCAGCACAGCAGCACCTCCTATCCCTCTAGTTTACCGAAAGCTGGATGGCGCAACCTACGACCTGTTTGTTTCCACAACCACCCGCCGCCGCCGTACAAATCACGGCTGCTAAGGCGACCTTGTAGATGATGTAACACCAGTTGATCACCGATGTAAACGCCGACATGGTTGAGGCCGGTGCTGTTGATGCTGAACAGCAAGGCGTCGCCACGCTGTAACTCCTCCTCGGGTGCTAGCTCGATGAAGCCAGCATCACGCCAGCAGCGGTCAAACATCGGCGCTGCGATAAATGCCTCGGGGTCAAGCGGACGATCCCAGTCGCGCAGCTGGAGGCCCTCCTCGGCGTACCAATCACGGACCAGCGTCCAGCAGTCGCTAACGCCCCATACCCACTGCCGACCAATCAACGGCGCCTTGAAGCCACATGGCTCGCAGGTGTCCCATGCCTCGATGGCAGGGTTGACGATCCACCACTTAAGGCCGCTGCGTTCACATGCGATGCGATCCGCTTCGCTTGGTGCTGGCGCTGTAGTTGGGTGGCTGTGAACGATGGCGATGATCTCACCAGCATCTTCGGCAGCGGCATAATCCGCTGGATCAAGCACAAACATTTCAGAAGGCGTTGCTGCCATGTTGGTGCATGGCCAGTAACGTTCTCGACCTTTGATGACCACCAGCAGACCGCACGCCTCACGTGGACTTTCAGTCTTGGCGTGTTCAAGCGCTGTAAGTTGCCAGGTCATGCGAAGAACGTACCGATACCTGGATAACCGCCATAAGGCAGCTCAGCATTTTGCCCAAAGCGTGCCTTGCAGCTGCTTAAGCGTTTGCCGCATACATCCAGACCAGCGCTGCCAACACTGGCATCATTCTCATCAAAATAGTTAGTGCCTGTGTAGCTGCACTCAGTAGAGCGATATGCCCATTGGCAGATGTTGCTAATGCACTGCCGCTTAGGGATGCGAACACCAGCTAGATCAAATGCACTGGCAAGTTCAAACTCAACAACATCGCGGCTTTCAGTTGTCTTTCGGTCGATGTAGAACACCTCCTCTGGCAACGCCGCAGTGGGGTCAGGTGTGCCGTATGGGTTGACGCTGCCTGGAAAGTTGGCCGCATCTAAATACCGCGCCAGCGTGCGGATGCGCGTCAGCTTGGCGCCTTCTAGACCATTGGGTAGCGCCACCAAGATGGCGGTGATAGTGCCAAGGATATTGCTGACGCGGATCTTTGGGCGCGGCAGTTGACCGTTGCCGCTGTATTCAAAACCATCCGCTTCAACCGGAAAGCGCATGTAGGTGTTGCCAGCCCACACCAGATCGCTGTTCGCGTTGAGGCTAGTGCCAGCATGGAAGCGGTAGGTATCAGCGGCGCCGTGCTGCAGGACGTTTAATTCCAGCACAAATAGCTCGATGATTGCACCGGGCGCAACCTCTTGTAGGGCTGAGACAGGTACGGTCATGGCTCAAATACTTGCCGGAATGTTGCTGTGATCGTGGCGCGTCCGGTGTATGGGATTGTCTTCTGCCATGTTTCGCACACCCATTTAGCGGACGATTCACCTGGTGGCGTCCAGTCAAAGCTGGCGCCATCAGCGGCGCGTGCATCTAAAAATGCCTCGATGGTATCGCTATTGGCCTCTGTGATGTTCTGCCAAGTCAAATCCCACGTCTTTGGATTCTGATTCAATCCAAATGTAATCCGTTGTTCGTAGCCATCACCAAACTGTGTCTTGCGCACCTTAGGCGCTGATGACTTGTTGGCGCCATATGCCGGTGTGATTGCAGGGAATGTAGCCATTACGCGAGAATCCCTCCAGGGCGCTTCTGTTTAATCAATTCTGCCTGCACCGCAGCGGCAATAGCGCGACCAAGCGCCTGCCCTTCAGGCTGATTACCTTGCACGCTGGTGCCGCCTGCGTCGACGTTGACCACGATATTGGCGCCACCGCCGAAGCTGCCAGCGCGTGCAATGCCACCACTGCGACCTGGCATGAATAGCTCAGGACCACGTTCGCCCACAAGGTACGGCTGCCCAGCCATGACGGAGCCGCCTTGGGCGCGCTGTGGGATGCCAAAGTTGGGGCCAAGTGTGCCGAATTTGCCGACCATGCCGCCACCAGCGCCTAGTGGCGTTGCAGCGCTGAATGGTGTTAGCACGCCTTTTAGTGCATTAATTGCCTGCTCAATCACAAAGATCTGCAGCAGTTGCTTTGCGATGTCGATCAGCACGCCAGATGCAATCCGCTTGAGGCTTGCGCCAAATGCTTCTGATCCGGCGATTAACGCATCAAATGCACCGCCGATACCTTGCCCGAGGGTATTGGAGATACCATCTGCGAGCTTAAGTTGATTCTGGGCTGCTGTGTTCAACTCGTACTGCTGCTCGATGTGCTTTTGCAGTGCATTGAATCTGTCCTGATCAGCCCTTGCTTGCAGCTCGTTTAGATCGCGCTGCACTTCGCGCTGATTGGCTACTAAGGCAGTTTGCTGCTCAAAGATGATTGCCTTTTTGGCTTGTTCATTGGTTTCCTTGACCAACTGTTCGGCATATTGATACTGCAGATCTAGCTCACGTTGCTGTCCTTGCAGTCGTGCAACAAGCATCGGATCTCGTGCCGCTTCCGCCGCAGCGATCTTGTCCTGCAGTTCGGACTTGGCACGGATTAGACCAGTTTCAGCAATCCGCGCTCGGATGACTTCAGCAACGCGCTCAGCTTCTTTTTTGGCGGCTTCCGCCGCACGTTCAGCTTCACGCTTTGCCTTGTCTGCTGATTTTTCGGCGTCGGATTTGCCTTTACTGCCGCCTGATTTTTGATCTAGCCTATCCAAAATGGCTTGAATTGACGAATCAATTGCGCCAGATGGTTTATCGCCGCCTCCAGACGGCGCGGCTGCTCCGAGCAGTCGTTTGATCTCAGGCTGCTGTTTTAGCAGCTCACCAAATTTTGCAGCGTCAAAACCAAGCCCTAGAAATCCAGTGCCGGCCCCTGCTTGCCGCTGCAGTTGCTTCCTGCGCTGTTGGCCGATCAGCTCATCAACGCCAGGAATAACACGCCCGGCAGCGGCTCCGCGTAGGTCGCCAGATTCAATCGCGGTTTTGACTATGGCAGTGTTTTTGCTAAGACTGAAAAGCTGACTTAGAACATTGATGCCTCTAGTTGCTTCGGCTATCACAACATTGATGAGCTTAACAATGCCTCCAAGCGCAGGCCCTAAAACCACATCCAAAGCTCGCGCCAGATTGCCGATCTGGTTGACCATCTTGGTGATTTCGCTTGTTACCGTTCCGCCTAGCTCTTGAGTTGCTTTATCTGCAACACCAGAAACATTTGCCTGTCTTTCTACGTTTTTATTGTATTTAACAAAGTCATCATTAACCAATGGCAGAACCGCTTTAAGGGCATCCACGCTGCCAAAGAGCTGCACCAGTGCAGTTGTGCTGCCACCAGTCTTTTCTTTTACTTCTTTTAGCAGTCCCCCGAATCCCTTTGCTCGCAGTCCGGTTTCGCTAAAGTCAATTCCAAGTGCCTTGGCTAGGTCGCTTGCTTCTTTGCTTGGCTTGAGAATTGAAACTAACGCTTGGTTGAGTCCTGTAAAAGTTGCCTCAACTGGCACGCCTTGAGCTGTAATTGTTGCAATAGCTGCATTTAGCTCTTGAATGCCAACGCCTGTTGCTGCAGCAGTTGGAGCAAGTTTGCCAATCTGCTGCGCGTATTCGTTTAGAACGATCTTGCCGTCATTTTGAGTCTGGATAAATCCATCCACTAACATCGCGGCATCATTGGCGGATTTACCGTAAGCATTGAGAACACTGGTAACGGCATTACCAACTGTGTTGATGTCTGACAGTCCGCCGGTTGCGCCTTTTGCCGCTGCTTCTAAAACTTTTGCAGCATCGGCGGCATCGGCAAAGCCTGAACTAGCGACGTCATAAGCTGCGGTCACCAGTTGGGTTTGCGAATACAGTCCGCCAAGTCGATTGCTAACGCCAAGTAGCTGTGCCTGAAGCGCCTTGCTATCTACGCCAAGGGTGCGCACTGCGGCAGCGGCGCGATCGGCTTCATCAAATCCTTTGAAAAACCTTCGGGCAATATCAGCTACAACAAGTTGGGAAGCTAAGTTTTTTACGGCATTCGTGAGCAGTCCAACTTTTGCGCTGGATTGCTGGGCGGCTTCGCCAAATTTTATAAATCGACCATTTGCATCTCGCAACCTGCCATTTGTATCGGTAATTGTCTGGTTTAGTTGCTTAGAAGTATTGTTGACGCGCTGTAGCTCTTTAACGGCATCACTTGACCGTACCTGTACGTCAACAACAGCAACAGCCACAGCAGCACCTCCCTATGGTGTCAGTCTATCGGTGCCGCGCCTTATCTATCTCAATCTTCTCGCGCTTGCCTTTTACTTCGTAGTAGGCGGCAAAGTGGACAAACTCGGCATCAGTTAGCTCAGTCCGTAACCGGCTGACCGTCATGCCAAGCTCGGTTGCAAGGAAGAACTCAAAGAATAACCAAGAGTCTTCCTCTAGTCGTTTTTTGCTTCTTCAATGCTGGGCTCACCGCCAAGGCCAAACAGGAATAGCTCCAGCTCGTTCAGCACACGCTCGGGCAGTTCGCGTTGCAGCTTGGCAGCATCAGCAGCAGCGAATGCCTTGGTGCCATTTTCAAGCTCTGCCATCTGGCACAGCATCTGCGTGCTGATCTCTAGCGCTTCATCGGAACCGGCAAGCGTGGTGGCCTTCTTGCGATCAGCACGGGTGATGGGCTTGAAATAAAGATCCAGCACCGCATCGCCAGCATCATTGGTGACGCTGAATTTACGGCGCTGGTTCAGATCAAAAGCGCCCGTGAGTAGATCAACCGGGCGCTGTGTGTTGGCAGGCATCAGATGCTAAGTGTGAGAGTACCGCTTGAGACGAAGTTGATCGTCACAATCTCGATCTCGCCAACGGTAGCACCGTATTCAGAACTGGTCACCACAATAGTGCCCGTGATCTTCTTGCCGCCAGTCTCATCAAGGTACAACTCAACGAATGCATCAGCCTCGTCGGTTGCTTGGTTGGCGTCCTTGATCAGGTCTAGCTTGTCGCCAGCGCCTGGCGCGTCGTACATCACCTCAATGGTGCCGCTGCCGCTGATCAATCCGCCGATATTGGCGCGATAGGTAGCGCCATGCGACGTGGCGTCGTAGGACTCCTTCTCAACGGTCATGCTCCAAGACCGCACTGCTGCGATCTCGGAAAGACCACCACTGCCAGCCTTATCAAAGAAAACTGTGCCTTGTTGCCCGCGATAGAAAGCCATGATCAGATGTCCAGCGAAATGGTTCCGTTGGTAACGAAGTTCAGGGTAATGACTTCGATCTCGCCTACGGTTGCAGAATACTCAGCCGAAGTGATTACACCATCAAAGCTGATCTTCTTGGTGCCGCTTGTGTCAAGGTACAGCTCAAACAGAGCCTCGCCGGCATCGTTGGCGGTATTGATGTGCTCGATAAAGACATTGGTCTCATCGGCGCTAGATGCGGTATAGAGGATCTCGCAGGTGCCAGATCCGCTGATTAGTCCACCAACGTTGGCGCGATAGGTGGCGCCCAGTGCTGTGGTGTCGAGCGATTCCTTCTCAACGGTCAACGACCACGAGCGGGTGCTGGTGATAGTTGCTGCAGTGGTGCCAGCGTCGTCGAACTTGACGCTGCCTTGCTGCCCTCGGTAAAAAGCCATGGCTAAAGATCCTCGAAGGTTTCAAAGGTCATTCTGACCTGAGTCTGGAAGTAACCCTCAGGAGCTGGCGCAGCCACCACCTCTGGGCCAGTTGGCGGGTCAAAATGAACACCGCTCACTATGACCCTATTGTAAAGGTCACGAATGCGTTTGCCGATCGTGTAGTTAGCGCCAGGGCCTACACCTACTGCGGTAAAGATATTGACCACGATCACGCCGATCACGCTATTACTGCTGCCGGTTGTGCCGCCCATGGTGAGAAAGTTGTTATTTCCAAAACTCACAAGGC